CAGTATTAAAGATATATTTGATTAACAAACTGAATTTTTAAATGTTGAAGTAATATAGTACGCTAGGAAAGAATTTATAATAAATTGAGTTTGACTCGTATACGAATCATATATTTTTTTATTTTTTGTATCTTTTAGTACTTTCTCTAATAGAATATTTATTTGTTGTTTGAAATAAATTTGAGATCTAGTTCTTTTTACTGCCATTAATCTTTTCACATATGCTTCATATCCCTTTCCACATAATAAATTAGTATTATCAATTCCTTTTATATAGAGCTTTAATATCATTCTTATATCATCAGCATATTTTTTATCTCTCAAAGCATTAGATATAACAACTGCAAAAGATGTCTTAACTTTACTAAATTTTTTAGCATCTTCTAATGCTTTTCGATCTATAGTTTTATATACAACAAACTTTTTAACAACATCATCAATTGCTTTCTTTCCTCTTTCAAGAACTGTATATTGATATTTTCCATGTTCCTCATCTGCCTCTGGTTCAGGTTGTGCTTTGATTGCTCCACCTTCATCTCTAACTTTATGATAGTTTGTTATAAAACTATGAGCACTTTGAGCTACTCTATGTCTTGTTGTTACTTGAAAATTAATTATTCCATCAAGAGTCCAACCTAGAAGATTTTCTGTCATCTTTTTTTGGCGACTAATTTCATTTGCTAAGTACAAGAGAGCATTTCCTACACTTCTCTCCCTAACAAATAAATGTGTTTTAGTTAGAGTTTCGATAGTTGAACGAAATATATCTGGATTACAATATGGAAGAGTTCCATGCATTATTCGTGAATATTGAACAACTAAATGATATATTAATGTTGAAAGGTATGCTTTAGTCCATCCGTTTTGTAAGAACAGTCGCATTATAACAAGTAGTAAATTTGTTGCAGGGTCTTGATATAACATCCAGCTAGATGCTTTAGTTCCTTTATATGTTCGTTTTACAAAATCTTTTACATCTTTATCTTTTAGTTTTAAACTATTTAATAATATAAAATAAAACTTTTTAGTTTTTGGATAATAGCAAGGTTCAGATAAATTTGTAACTTCATGCGCCGCAAGTTTTTCAATCTCTCTTCGTAGACCTCGTAAATCTATCTTTGCCTTCTCTAGTAATTGATCCATAATTAAAATATCCTAACTGTTATATCATCTATTTCCCAATATACATACTCAGGACCATAAGATAATAATTCTTCTTGTGTAAAATCATTAATATCAAAATTGAAAAATATACTTGATTCTGGTCTAATTAATCTACAATGTTCAACACCATCTACTTCTTGAACGACGTCAATAAATTCAGACCTATATATATCAACGTTAACTCCGAACTTAGGCGTAAAATAAGTCATGATTGCATTACGAACTGCTAATGTAAGATCTCCAGTAGAACCTGTATATGTGTCACTCTTGAAAACATCAATTTCTATTTGTAGTGGTATATCATATTCAGGCAGTACCCAACCAGACTCACAGTATATATATTTCTTTGCTTTATTAGTAACATAAATCATTTGTTCTGTTTTTGGTAATCCAAATGACCATGTGCTTGCTGTTGAATCTGTTAGAGTAGCAATATAATCATCATATCCTTCCCATGATCCTGTTCCATTTGAAACAATATATCTATCTCCAACATTTCCGCTAGTAGGTGGTATTGATCTAATATCTATAGCTTGTAATAATTGAACTTCATTTAATTGCATATTATTTAGATAACCAGTTGTACTAGAAAATTTTACATTTACAAAGTCCGTTAACATTCTATAATCTTTAAACGTAAGTGTAGATAGTAATACTTGTAGTACCTGCGTTTCAAAATCTCTCTGATCTATAGTATCATAATATGACTTACGTATAGTAGGTATGTCATATACTGTATATCCAGTGGAGTCCACTTTGACATTTGAAATTGCAAAATCTTCTAACTCCTGTCTAAATGTAAATGTTGCAGAATATTGTCCAACCAAGCCTTCTGATGGATGTGAAATAGTAAAATAATATGTATTTTCATTTCCAGGAATAATAGTATTATCTGGAAAATATAATACATAATCACCAGTAGATGTATCAATTGTCATCGCATAAGTTGCGCCAGTTTCTAATATCTCCATTTCACATGATGTAGTTGAAACATCTGACTCTCCAGACACATACGATAATCTAAATGTTGCTGCAGTCCCTTCCCTGGTAGCAACAAAGTTATCTGCTACTACATTATAATCAGATCCAAATGTTGTTACTAATGTTGGTATTTGTTCAACCTCATATAAAATATAAGTATAATTGGCAACAGAGTTAGTTGGATCAATTGTCATATCATATATTGTATAATACTCAATACCTTCATCTGTTATTATCGTATTTCTATTTATAGTTGTGTTTGTGGTTTCATATCTTATATTTCTAGTTGGAACAATATCATCTCCAAATAATAACGTTGTAAATAATGTTATCTCATTTATTTTTAAATCAGATCTTTTTAGAACTGGTAATGAATTTTGAGTTATTGGAGAGTTATCAATAATTGTGTTTGCAATTATATAATCATTTTCAGAAACTGTTCTTTCTAAAGCAGTCAGGTTATCAATTGCATTTCTTCTTGTTTCTTCTACTGATTCCTCATCTGCTCCTCCAGTTCCAGCAGAAGTGTTTGTTACTGAATATTGAACTATCTCATTTCTTCCAGCTAATGTTGTATTATAAATCCTTTGACCTGAGTTTAAACTTCCAGATATAATATTTCCATCTGCCCCTTCTGTTAAAGTTAATGTTACATATATTGTACTTCCTGCTTCTGGTTGAACTCCAATTAATCCATTACCAAATCCTATTGTTATTCCTTCTGTACTTCTAGCTACAGTATATCCCTTTGTTGTTTCATCCATTAAAAATAAACTAGAAATTTCTGTCCAGGTTTCTCTTGCTGTAGCTCCTGGAGCTTGAACTTCAACTATTTGAGAAGAATACTGACCACTAAATGGAACTTCAATTGAACTAAATTGATATTGTTGCAAATCGTCTGGTATTAGGAATTGCTCAGGTTCTCCTGTTTCAGTATCTAAATTGTTAGTTGATTGTGTTAAAGGTAATACAAATGAAAACTCATTGCTTGCTGTATCTATATCAACAGGAATATTATATACATTACTTCCTTCTGTTAAAACTACAGAAACACTACTATTATTAGTAACTGTTATTGTGGTAAGATAGTCTGTTGAAAATGTTATTGAACCAGTTTCAGTACTAGCATAAAACTCAAAAGATTCAGGGATTGTAAATTCTGTATTCGCATCTTCAAAACCAAATGGTATAGTAACCAAAGCATTAACTGATGCTGCAGTTGCTTCACTTGGTGAGTATCCTAAAAATGCGGCTAGATTATATATTGAATCTGGTAATTGTGCTTTCGTTAAGAAAAATTCTCTATATGATGAAATTTGATAGAATAAAACGTTTGTAGTCAAGGTAGCTAATATTTCAACGAGAAACGAACTAAATGCTGACTTGGTTAAATCAGTATTTTCAAGTTCCATATAACTTTTATATAAATCAATTATTTCATTTCTAATATTATCTCTTGATCTAAATACGTCATATGACGGTGGATTTTGAGCCATAATTTATCTCCATTTAGTTATTAATAAAATAATAACCGCTGTTTCTATCATAAAGAGAATTCTTTAATCTATCTCTTAACGTCTCATTTTTAGAAAGAAGTCTAGTTAGAAATTGAGCATTTGGTATTGAATGAATTTTCTTATCATACTCATAAAATGTATATGTATCAGCTAGTTGTCTATCTAGCTGTGTTGTAGTTATGCTTTGCTCAACCTCTACTTTTAACTTCCAAAATAATCTGTCTACATTTACAGATTTTTCTACTCCAGTTACTGAATATACTGGATATGTATCATTTGTTATTCGTAAATATGCTTGTTCTAATTTTATTTTGTCATTTGGTAGAGGAGTAAATCCATAAGTGCTTGGAATAACAAATGTGGTTTCCCCCTCCTTAACGTATCCTATTTCTTGACCATCAAAAGCAGTGTTTATTTCATCTATATAATATACAGGCAGAATTAGTATTTTATTCCATTTAACTCCAGATAATGATCCAACTTTTTCATATGGGCCACCCATTAAATCTTCATCTTCCCATACAGTATCTTGAGTATCAATATGATAATAAGTAGTCAAATATGCTACTACATCTTTACTATAAAAGTCATAAATTAATCTTTGATACTCATGAATATAATCATATATCCTTTGAAATTTTTGAGTGCTCATATTATGTACCTAACAATACCTCATTAAATGTATTTTCATCAAATGTTAATGTTAGTATTCCTTTCTCACCTTCATATAGAACATCAATATCTACGCTAAACCCTTTTCCATCTCTTGCTAGGAATACTTCAATATTTTGAATTGTAGCTCTGGTATCATAAGTTCCTATACTTCTTTCAATTTCAGTCCTTATTTTTTCAGCAGTAATACCATCTGCTGGTTCAAAAACCATTTTGTGTAAATCACTGCCATATTCCGGGTCGTTAAGATATGTTCTTCTTGGAGTTAGTAGGATATTATTCCATGAGTTAATAATTACATTTATGTCGCTTATTCTTTGCCAATCTCCAGTTTGAGATATTTTCGGAAGGTAGTCATATAGTCTATTAGATGAACCTCTAACCTGACTTTTAAATCTATCAAGTAAGTTTGCCATTATTAACCTGCTACCTCCTCAATTAATTTTTGTTTCTCATCCTCAAGATCTGTTTTCCATTTCAAATAATTATATAGTCTTTTTACCGGCATACTCATAATATCTATATACGTTTGTTTTCCCATTTCAATACAAGTAAAAATATTTTCTTCTAAATTCTTTTTATACTCTCCTATGCTATCAGACCGAGTACACCATACGAAAAAAGTTCTGGACTAAGTCCAGAGTAATATCCTCCTCGACGCCGCAATGAATACAATGGCTTCTCATTTTTAAGTTAATTCCATATTGTCCAAACTCTTCTCTATAATGCTTATAAATCTCTCTTTTATCTTTTGCAGGAAGACTTAAGTAAGCATCATATACATCATCTCTAGCACTATATTCAACAGTTTTAGCGTCATCCTTTGAAAGTTGAACAAATTTATCAATGACTAATGTTTCTGTAATAATGTCTAAGTTTGATTTTGTTGATATTGCCAATGTTCTTAAAGCAACTGCTTCGTCATGAAGAGTTGGTTGTTTAATAACAGCTGATACTCCAGCTGATAATGGAAGATCTACATTAACTCGTTTCTTCAAAACATCATTTCCTGGATATTCATTATAGTTAAATGTGGATGATGCTTTAACAGTAACTGGATATTCCTTCCCGCAACTACCGCATGTAATATCGTAATTTCTTATATCTTCGTAGGTTATATGATATAAACCATATAAAATTGCATCTCTATCTTTTAAAGTAGTTGCTTTTAACCATGCATCATATGTTGCGATTCCTTCCGGTTTTTTAACAATTGCACCAAACAAGCATTTGTTAAGATGTTCATTTATTTTGGAAGGTGTAACCAAACTACCTTTCATCTGTTCTTCTTCTTGGACATTTAAAGAACGAACAAAATAAGATAATTTAGTTTGTGGTGTAATGACCTCGTATTCCGGATACTTTATATCAAATCCTTTGAACATAATTTCTATCTCCTTTCAATTCACTTTTATTTTTAAAGTTTTTTTGGTTTTTTCGTTGTTACTGCTTTTTGTAATTTATTCTTTTGTTTTCTTATTCTTTTATCTACTTTTTCAATACATTTTCCTGGTCTTCTAGTTGCCTGGCATGCTTGTTTATTTTTTTCCATTAAAGAAATATCATGTTTTATTGCATCTACATGAAATTTTCTAACACATTCGTCTTTATCGCTTCCTTTATATTTTCTACAAGACCTTACAGCTTTAGAAAGATATTTTTTATATGCTTTTTTAGCTATTAAAATTATCAAGGCAGCAGCTACTCCAGCTGCTAAAGCAGTTCCAGCATGAAGAGCTAAATTTGCTCTATGATATTGCTGAGCCCACTGAGGATCTAAATATTTTCCAACATCTATTCTAAAACCTCCTATTTTCCATGATTTAAAAGTTGGAATTTTCATAT